AATGTGGCACTGCCATCTTCATGTTCTTCTATGTCTGTGATTTTGATTGGTTTATTAACATCTTTACTCATCTTTTATCTCCTTGCTGTATTTACGAAACCTTTTATTGTAAGCACGTTTAATCTTCTTTAACTGCCCAGCTTTCCACAGATGAAATTTACGTGATTTAGTAAGACCATCGTATTCATCACCACCCTTCATAGGTATACGTTTGTTCATAGAACTACAGCACATCATTCCATACCCTCGGCTGTGCTTTTACATTTATGTGGGTAACTCCACCCTCTACTTTATAGCTGTATGGCATTTCATCATCTGTAGTCTTAACTATTTCATGATGTATTTCTAACAATGATTCTATTAGATCAGTTATACTATCAAGGGCTGTTACTCTATCATCACCAGTGACAAAGGTAAAACTATGTCTCCCTGTGTCCCAATCCATCTTGCAGTCCTTTATCATTGTATAGTAGACTCGATTATCCACAGGTAATGTCATTTTTTGTCTCCTTATTATGTTTACGAAACCTTTCAATCGGTCGGCCTAGTAGTTTAAATTGGTCGGCCTAGCAGTTTCAATCGGTCGAGAAGGTACTGGTGCTTTAGTGCTTCCCAGCTTACAGGAAAACTGCAAGACATGAAGTTTGACACCTTGTTTGCGACGATACGGGTCTCTAGTTGTGTGTCTTCTTTACAGCGTAAATTACACATATCTGCAAAGGCGTCAAGACTACCTGACCAATACCATTCAGTCATGGTGCTTTGTGGCAACACCATACGTGCTTGTTCCGGTGCTACACCTTTTTCAAGTAGAGATTTGTAACCAGCTTCGCACGTTTCGAGATACATACCGTAGTCCCCCGTATGTATAGACGACCAGTAATCAACCCAAGGGAAGGTGTTTTCATCAATATCGACAACACCCTCACTACCCTGCTTCTTATCGTCAGCCCTACCACGCCACTCATTAGGCTGATAAAACTCAGGCTTATCATCTACATACCTACGACTGATCTCATTCCACCGTAGGAACTTGTGCTTGACTAGTTGTCTTGCTACAAAGATCGGAGCCTTAACGTGGAAGGATGCAAAGGAATGACCAAAAGGTGACATATGTTTATGCTTGGCTAGATACTTGATTAGATGGGTGTCACGGTCTGAGAGGATGTTATCGGCGTAATCACCTGATGGGTGTACTTGTTGTTCCCACTCACTCTCTTTACCAAAGCTAACTCTTGCGGCATTAACAACACTCAGGTCACTACCCATGTGGTCTATGTATTTTACTTCAATCATCAATCATTTCCCATGTTAGTTGGTGCATACTGTTCACCGTTGTAGGCAGGGTAGGCATCATCCTCAACACCAGCATTGCAACCAAACACAACTATACCCAAAAATAAACAGCTATACAACGTACCACGTTTCATCCAAAGCATAAACCCATCAAAGGCTTCTTCTGCCTGTACCTGTGCGGCGTTCTTAACTACGTCACTCATTTTACTACTCCTCATCCGATTATATCCGATTATATCCGATTACGATTAGGTACTTTCACTATGCTGCCTCAATCATTACAAGTGGTACAACATATGTACTGCCACGCATTTCTACATGTGCTTTCTTTGTGTTGATCTTTACGATTACACCAGCAGTGCGCTTAATCTTTTGCACTACAAATACGTCCTGTCCTACAGTCAGTTGCTTTTGCCTTATGTCTTCAGCGGCATCAATTACATCAGTCAATTCACTGGTGCTTAGGGTCATTAGTGCCAGTTTAATTTCTGCTACAGTCATTGGTCTGTCCTTTGTGTTAAGTTAAGTAGTGTATTGCGGTGTAGATTAGTGCCAGTGCAGTAACAGTGTTTATCACTTTGTCCCTTTATCTATCTTAGTCATAATTTAATCATGCTCCCCATTGTTACGTCTGCCATTATACCCATCAATACGATTAGTCAACCCACTAAATACCTGTGGGTTTCTATTAGCTACATCAAATGTACCTACGGTAATTGCGATTGCTGCCAAAAATGCTATGTGTGCTATGGCACTCAGTGCAAACACAAAGTAGCTACCTATCAGCATACTAAACACAATGCACCACATCCATGCAAGTATCTGTAAAATCATGTGACGTGTAGACGTGTCAGGTATATTCTTTAGTGGGCTTATATCTGAGTCCATGATCAGTGTCCACGTTTCGTATATGTGCTGTCTCATTTTCCTGTCCTTTTATTTAAGCCAGTGTTAGTTTAAGGTCAAGCTCTTTCCATCCTACAGGCATACACATTACTGCTGTATTTAGATACAGATCAACCGCAATATCACCAACCGACATTGAAGGATGTTTTTGTAGTGATACTACATTGATACCCTCTCTGGCAGAGTTATTACCTGCATCAAACACATCACCTAATGTAAGTGGGCCACCATCAATACTACTGATCAACATGGTCTGTTTATACACATTAAGTTTAATGGCATCCAATGCCCTTTGATTGGCATTTTCCTCATTAGGACACATTAAGGCAAAGTATGCTAAAGCAAACTCCCTAAAACTAAAAGCAACCAGCGAATCGCCTCGCCCCTGTCGGTGAACCAAGGCATTAATGTGCTTCACTTGATCGTAGGATAGTGGACGTTGGTAAATCATGTAGGTCATTTTATCTTATCCTTATAGCCCCGGCTCTTGTCCCGAATAATATACCTCATGCGCTGGCCCTCTTCGGATCAAAGCGTAGGTGAAACTTGTTGGCTATATCGTCTAAAGCGGTAACAATGTCCCTAGACCAACTAGACAAATCATCTGCCAAAATACCCCTAGACGTATCATCATGGGCTATTTGCAAATGAGCCAACAAACTTAACTGATCGTCAGTTAAATCATCTTGACCCCACGACTTTGCAACAGCTTCAGCAACACCCTGTCCATCGCTTATACCTTGACCCTCAAAGTACTCTTCATAATGCTTGTCAGCAATGAAAAAGCCAACCGCACACATCTGACCGTTGAACTCGCAGTCAGCGTCCTTGCCACGGTATACGCAAGCGTCATTTTCCTGATCCACTGACGGGCCTTCCATGCCCATCAAATGAGCCGAAGCTGCGTCAAATATCTCTTGTTGTTTCATTTGTCACTTTCCTTTTGCTATATTTAGTGTCGGATTATCCGACGTTAAGTAATCCGTCTTGCACCATGACACGTTCACCTTTCATACATCACATGAAAAATGCATACCTATCTGCCTCGCTATTTTCCGACTCCTGACCGAAACCAACATATCACGCAACATCAACATCTCAGCCAACAACTCTTCGTTCTTAGCCTTCAAACGCTCAATCTCATCCAACAATCGCTTGTGTTCCTCACAGTTAATCATATCAAACCTCCACTTCGCCAACCTCTGCTGTCCCGAATAATATACCTCATGCGCTGGCATCCTCTGTGTAATCCCACACATCAGCCGCAACAAAATCGTCTGCAACGTCCTTTAATAGACGCTCAACTTGTTCGGCTTTTGCATCGCAAATCTTCCAAGCCTCAGACTCACTGCAAGCCTTGACTTGAAATCTTACATCAACATTAACAACATAATCCCTCATGTGCTGGCCCCCCAATTCGACACGGCGCAAACCTTGTACAGTGTAACAACGTAATCAGCTATAAATTGACCGTTTGGGTCGGCGTAGGCGTCCTCGTTCTCAATGATACCGCCGCAAACATAAGCCTCGCCCTCATAAGCCTCATAATCTGGCTCATAGCCAAAGAACTCCGCTAACTTAGCCTTGGCCTTCGCAATGGTATCAAAAGAACCAATGGTGAAACCGCCCTTGTTACAAACGTGTTCGCCTTGACCATTTTCGCCCCATTTGTGAACGTTAATGTTAATGACACGTAATTTATATGTGCAATCGCTCATGCGCTGGCCCCCTTCGGATCAAAGCGTAGGTGAAACTTGGTGGCTACATAGTCTAAAGCGGTAACAACGTCCCTAGACCAATCATCTTCCGAAATACCCCTAGACGAATCATCATGGGCCATCTGTAAATCAGCCAGCAAACTTAACTGATCGTCAGTTAAATCATCTTGACCCCACGACAGCGCAACAGCTTCAGCAACCGACTGACTACCTGTTATACCCGAACCCTCAAGGTTTGGGCTGTAATGCTCGTCAGCAATAAACAAGCCAACGGCACACATCTGACCGTTGTAACAACCGTCAAAGTCTTCCCCACGGTACACGCAACCATCACCGTCCTGATCCAATGACGGGCCATCCATGCCCATTAAATGAACCGAAGCTGCGTCAAATATCTCTTGTTGTTTCATGCTTCATCTCCTGAACCGTTTTGTGGGTAACGTAATATGAAATTATCAACGTGAAACTTAACCATCTTGCGAGTTTTATGAGTAAACCGCTTGCCGCTTCCTAGCTGAGTAGCTTCCCAATGCGTCCATTTGTTTACAAACCGAAACCCACGGTATAAATACTCAGGCCGTTCAAGCTCTCGTCCCAAGTAGTGAGTGAGCTTCTTGAATTTATACGTCATGCCTCTTCTCCTTCATCAATGCGAAATAAAAAACTAAGGCCGCTTCAGCTTCCCTGAAATCAGATAAATCCTCATTAGATATAAACCCAGCCTTGGTCATTTCAGAACTATGATCAACACGCCATTGAACACGCCTAGATATCTCCTCATCCAACCATTCTGTTAGCTCAGTAAACTCTTCAAAACTCTTGACCATCGGATCAGGGTCCAAACTGTCCACCGCATACGTTAATTTCCACATGTTATTTCCTCCCCTCTCAGGCCGCTTGCGCGACCTGATTTGTTGATTGCAAAATGTACTCAGATGCCTTCTGAGCGGCTGACGTTGCCTTGATGATAGCGTTGGGATGATCCCCCAACATGCGTATCCAAGAGTTCAAATACTTGGCATGGTCAGGAGCCGGATCAACATCAACCTTGCTGATGATCGACAACATTACAGCCCCCAATTCAGCAACCAACTCCTCCATCGCATACTTGGCATCGCCAAACCGATTGCCAAACTCACGATCCAATCGAGACTTGTGTCCCGTCCAATGAACCAACTCATGAAACGCCGTGCCATAATACCCACTCGCGTCCTTAAACTGTGAGCGCAATGGAACCGTCACACTGTCAGACCCACGATTGTAATAAGCACGATTTCCCTGAGTGTGATGAAACGTGGCACCACATGCCTCTATCAATGCGTCAGCATCAATAGCGTCTTCCCACTCCTGATCCTCCGGAGCTTGGTCCTTGATCCACGAACCATCCCAACCCTCAACCTGATCTGCGTTAAACACATAAAATGCCTTCAACATCGGAACCATCCGGTCCTCGTCCGACTGCTTGTCCTTGATCTTAATCGGGCTGTAAAAAACTACAGGAATGCCACTCGAACCCTTCTTGACCTTGGCACCCAAAGATTTCCACTGCTTGAATGTGCCAAAGACCGGAGAACTATAACCTTGCAACGCGATCACAAGACCAAGGTTCATCCGGTTGATGCCAGTGTAATGACGCTTCTTGGCACTGATAGGCTCGCCCGTCGCACCAACCGCCTTGCGCCACGGCTTGGCCCAATCCGCACCGTGCTCCTTCATCATGCCAACAACATTGTCAGCGATGTTTTTCATTAGTTCTTTCTGCTTGCTCATCGTAAACCTCCATGAGTGATGATACCTTATTCATATGGCATAGTACGTTAGTGATTACAAGAGCACATAAAGACCTTTTTCCAGATAAATTAAAAAAAAAAAAAAATGAAAAAAAATCCTGTATTATTTGTAATCATGTACTCACCCTAACAAATATCCTTTTAGAACATGGACTAAGCTTGCCCTAGGTGATTACAGGGTGATTACATTGAGTACAAAACCTCTGGAAAAGGTCTTTAATTGACACCTTGGCTTCCCGCTATGGTTGTGCCGGACTACCTTTAACTGGCCTTTTTCTGTGAGAATGAGTACAGTGAGTACAAACTGATTACACTGATTTGGGGGTTATATGGCACGAGAAACGGGTAAACATCGTCCTACTCTGACAACACGGCAAGAGACGTTTGCCAAGCATGTTGCAGAAGGCATCTATACAAATACTGAAAGCGCAAGGAAGGCCGGATATGCGTACCGCCTGTCTAGTAAACAGGCCACTGTGTTGCTTAATGGGCGTGATTTCCCGCATGTTGTGGAACGTGTGAAGGAACTCAGGGAGGAAAGAGAGAGGCGATATGGCGTCACCATCATGGGTCAGCTTGAACGGCTCTCAAAGCTATCTCGTGGGGCAGAAGACGATGGACAATATTCTGCAGCAATCAACGCTGAGAAAATTAGATCAGCTTTGGGGGGTCTGACAGTAGACCGGAGAGAGAATATAAGTACAATAGATCAACTGTCGCGGGATGAAATTGTTGGTCGGCTTGCTGATCTGCAGAAAAAATACCCGCAAGCGTTTGATATTGAGGCCGAGTACAAGGATGTAACTGATGAGCAAGGGACCGGAGGCGAACTTTTGGAATACAATGAGGAAATCATTGCCAAAAAAGACGTTTGCGACAAGGATTGAGAACAAGCATGGGGGTGGAGTACCCGATGTACATGTAATCTGGCAGGGAATACCCTTTTGGGTAGAGTTAAAAGTGTCTTCTGGTAACCGGATAAAATTGACGTCCAATCAAATTGCGTGGAATGCCGCATATTGGGCGCGTGGGGGCTTGAATTACATCTTGGTCAAAGACCCAAGCACTAAGGGGCTTCTTTTATTTGACGGTTGTGACGGGTCCAAGGCTCTTGATACGGGCATCAAGAGCGATTGCTGCAGTCGATACAGCAGTTTTGGTGAGTTGTTCGTGGACCTTCGACCTCGGATGTTCATTCGGTTATCGGAATCTTGCGGCTTCCAACCAAGTCTTGCGGCTTCCGGCGCGGAATCCGCGTACTAAAACCAACAGCACATGTGACGAAGGAGCGTGTGCTGTTGGTTTTTAAAAATAGAGTGTGCGCAGCACTCAATTTTCTTAGCCTTTGAAGCAGGCGGCGACTAGCCGCTCATTCTTTTCTTTTTTGAGTTATGCGGTGGCCCCTGATTGGGACCACCTGTTTGTTTAGTAATAGAATACTCCGTGTTCGTCTATAATAGTTAGACGCCGACCATCTCTACCGTTTTCAAACACGGTAAACCTGTCGTATTGAATTACTGGTTCGACGTCT